GAATGCGCCCATAAACCATTGGTATAGGAGGAGGCCGTTCTCTTCGTAAGAAGTGGACGGCCTCTCCCGTTTAACGAATTTATCCTTGAGAGGAAATGGGTGGTCAGACACCATAAGGGGGTCTCCCGCCTGTAACTTCTCAAGTGCAGCAGAAGCGTATAGGTTCTCAACCTTCCCGCCATATAGGCGGTAAGGGTGATCCCTGTACTCATCGGTAAATCGTTTCACCACACGACGTATTTCTACTTCGTCTGGTAATTCGGTGTTGATCATTTTGGCTTTTACAACCTCGAACAAGTCACGTTTTGTGTCTTGTTCAAGTTGCTCGAGCCTCTCCTGAAATAGGTAATACTTGGCTATCTTGCTCTCTGGAACAAGGTAGCCGAGCGTTACAAGCTTTAGCAGGACACCTTCGGGATAATCTGACCAACCGTCAGATTTCACGACGATGTACCTTCGAATGGGGTCATCGACTGGGATCTCAAACATTTCTACCATCATTTCTTTATCGAAATGATTTGATTCTTTGAGGGCACCTCTGTAACCAGAGATGCCTGTAGTCCCGTCTACAAAATCTTTCATGACGTAGTAATAGTACTTGGCATGCCAAGTCCTAGAGCGACGTATGATATTCATCCATGATTTTCCCGACCAGAACGGAGGAGGTTTCCCCACTCCGTTGATTTGACGAGGCAAGAACAAAGGGTTCTTGTCATCAATGGTCGCTAATGTAATGTCCTGGAACGCAGAAGCAATCGCATAGATTACGTTCTGTGGCCCAGGGTCCTCGCGCGAGAAGTACTCCTGATCGTGACCCAGCAAGGTAACCTTGCCTCTTGGGTCAGATGAGAAGTCCACTCTATCTTTTTGAGTTGCTATCATTGTACGTACCTTCGGTACATCCAAATATGGCAACAAATTCGAATCTTTGAGCCTCGTCCCCCATTCTGCCGTATTTACGTCAGAAACGGGGAGGTGAAACCACTCTTCGCAGTAAGTACCCCAGTCCGGGGTAATTACATCATCAAGCGGTGAGCGCTCATAACCAAGCATGGTGGCACACTCGGAATGCGCTTTCGCATATTCCGGCGTGTCGGTAATCGCAACGGTATCATCGCCATTGCCTTCCTCAGTAGCAAGTGCGTGCGTCGTAAGACGCGCGTACAAGTCACATATAGGATGTGCAAGGGAAAGGTTAGTTTTGGTCAGGGGATCCCCCATGGGGATACCCGACTTCATCAACCCGATGAACTTTCCTTTTAGGTGTAATCGTTTGTGTCCCAGCCAGTACCTCTTTACAACTTGTAAAGAGTCACTGTCAAGACCGCACTTTTTTAGTAAGAGTCCAGTGACGGCCCATCCTGCATCTGCGGAAGGACCGTCAGTGGCTTTGCTCCAATCGGTACTGTATAGGTATTTTGGAGAAGACCTGTCGAAAATCCAGTTCTTCCCG